ATAGCAATGTTAATATTTCCGGAATTACTGTTAAAAATACTACTGCATCGGCTACAACTAAGAGTATTGGTTTTTACGGTTCTAGCAAATCAGATATTACTATTAATAACTGTAAATTGGAAATTACCGGAACCGCTAGAACTAAATATGGGATGTATTTAAGTTCTTGTAATTATCAATCACATCAAAATGAGATTGTAGTTACTGCCGGAGCAAGTAGTAATAACAATTATGGTATTTATCATACTGGATGCACCGTAGTTAATGAAACCAGTCAAATTACAATTAGTGGAACAAGTGATACTCTAAATGCGGCAATTGTAAACCAGGACACTAATTTATTGTTATTAACTCCTAAAATTAGTGTAGGTGGGTCTAGTTCTTCTAATAAAGGTGTTACTGGGACTAGTAGTGGAGCAACCGATTACATTATTCAAATATTTAATGGTGAAATCCTTGTATCTGATACTGGTAATAAAAGTTTAGTTTTAGAAGATGATAATTACACTTTAATAGCCACCGGAGTAAGATTAGATGGAGATGTGTCTTATACAGAAAGCAATACTGATACTAATCTAAAATGTGTAAATTGCTATAAAATTACAGGAGGAGCAAGTTTGACTTATACACCTCTTAATTTTAGAGGTTTAGACGAACAAGGTAGTCAAAACCTAACTATTGGAGACGGTTCCGGAAAACAAGGATCATCCGGAACTGGTAATACAATTACCGGCATTAATTCTGGATTAGCAATGACTTCTGGTTCAAGAAATGTATTTACTGGTGTTAATACTGGTAAAGCAAATACAATAGGTGATGATAATACATTTATTGGGGCAAGTGCAGGTATTAAGAATAATGCCGGTGATTATAATACTTTTGTTGGTTCCAATGCCGGTATTAGAATGGTTTCGGGTGTTAGTAATACATTTATGGGAAGAAGTGCAGGTTATTTTTCAACTGGAAATTACAATGTTGCCGTAGGTGAGTCAGCTGGTTATAGTTTGTCCTCAGGTGCAGATAATGTTATGGTCGGACAAGGTTCCGGTTTTAATACTCAAGCAGGAAGTCAAAATGTTATGATTGGTGGGGGTAGTTCCGGGAATGTAGGTGCTGGTTATCAAAATACGAGTGGTAAGGAAAATACTTATGTCGGATATCAGTCGGGAAAATCCGCGACTACATCCGATGATAATACAGCAGTTGGTTGGAAAGCAGGGTTTACTAATACAGCAGCAGACAACACATTTTTGGGTTCCGAGGCTGGTCTTAATGTTTCAACAGGAACTGAAAATGTTGTAGTTGGACGTGCTGCAGGTAAAGGAGACTCTGGTGGTGCTACTGGTAATTACAATGTAGTGGTTGGTTCTAATGCAGCTGTTAGTTTAACATCTGGGGGCCATAATGTAGTTATGGGTAAAAGCGCCGGCAATTCCTTAACAACAGGGCTTCGAAATGTATTTATAGGATCCACAAGTAATATTGGGGGAACTGATGCTGCCGGATATGCTAATCAATCAGGGGTTGATAATATTATTATAGGAAGCAAAGCAGGTAAATTGGCGACAGTCAGTAATAATATTATTATGGGTGGTAATGCCGGTAGTAGTATGACCACCGGAACACCAAATTTATTACTTGGTGTTGATGCTGGTGCAACAAACCAAACAGGGAGCAATAACTTATTTTTGGGTCATCGAACTGGTTTTGGTTATAAAGGAAGCGATTCAGTAATGATCGGTAATTTTGCGGGTGAAAATAGCACCAATAATAAAAGCACATTTATTGGTATTAATGCTGGTCAAAATATTAAAGGTGATTACAATACTTATATTGGTTATGGAGCTGGTAAATCTCGCCCAGATGGTAATATTGGAACCGGAGGAAATAATGTTGCTATTGGTGCATTTGTTGCCTACAAAATTAAAGGTGGTGCTCGCAATATTGTGATTGGGAGTGGTGATTCTGCAACAGATGGTGCTGCTGTTAATTTGGAAGATGGTAATGATAATATTATTATGGGGTCTAAGAGTGGTAAAGCTCTAACTGATGGTAATAATAATATTGCTATTGGTGGAGAAGCCGGAAAAACGATGACTACCGCAGCTGGTAATCTAATGATGGGTTATCAATCCGGTAGATTGGCTACTGGTAGCTATAATGTTATGGTTGGACATCAAACGGGTTATAGTCAGACAAGTTCTGACAAAAATGTATTTCTTGGATATCAAGCTGGATATACTAATACTGACGGTAGTAATCTAATTGCAATTGGTAATCAAGCCGGTTTTAGTGGTTCATCAGCTGTTAAAAATATCAGCATCGGTGATTCTGCCGGTTATAATACCACTGGAAATAATAACTTAAATATTGGTTTTGAGGCTGGTAAATCAAATACAACAGGTGATAATAATATGTTTATTGGTTATCAAACTGGTGCAGATTCTACTGGTTCTCATACTGGAAGTTTCAATATGTTTATTGGTAATCAAGCCGGTTATAAAACAGAAGGTGGTAGCCGAAATATGTTTATAGGTAATCAGGCAGGTGCAAATAATGTTTCTGGAACCAAAAATATTTTTATGGGTAATTATGCTGGACATCTAGGAACAACAACAAGTCAAAATATTTTTATTGGAACTACAGACAGCGATTCTCACGGAGTCGGACACATAAATACTGGGAATCATAATATTGCAATTGGTAGTAATGTAGCTATTTCTAATACAAGCGGTCAAAGAAACATTTCTATTGGACGAGAAGCAGGAGAGGCAAATACTACAGGAAACCAGAATATCAATATTGGTTATCGGGCAGGTGAAGCTGTTAATAGCGGAGGTGATAATATTAATATTGGGTCAAATACTGGTAGATATAATGAGACTGGACAGCGTAATATTTATCTTGGTCATGAAGCTGGTAGTGATTCTGCCCTAGGAACTGCTTTGAATGATAATATTATGATAGGTTATCAAGCCGGTAATAAGGCACAAGTTAGCGAATTAATTATGATAGGTAAAGAAGCAGGTCTTCTAAATACAACTGGAACTAATAATATTTTTATTGGTCCGGAAGCTGGTAAAAATAATGCAACAGCAGGTAATAATATTTTTATTGGTGCTAATGCTGGGAAAGCAAATACTGATACAACTGCAACAGATAATATTTTTATTGGAACGGATGCTGGTTTGGCTAATACAAGTGGTAAAAATAATGTTGTTATTGGTAATCAAGCATTTAATGCAGGAACTAGTGCAAATGATGTTGTTATTATCGGTTTTGAATGCGGACAAAATTCCACTGTTGATGATAGTATTCTTATTGGAAGTCAAGCAGGTAAAGCCTTATCTACTGGTCCAGAAAACATTATGATTGGTAGAAAAGCGGGAACAGCCACTGAAACGGGTCCTGGTAATATATTTTTGGGAGCCGAGGCTGGATTAAACAATGTAATTGGTGCATATAATATAGGTGTTGGTTATCAAGCACTAAAAACATTCAAAAATAATTCTGGGTCGGGAGATAAAGGGTTTAATATTGCCCTTGGTTATCAATCCGCACTTAATATGGGCAAATCAACTGGATTGGGTTCCTTATCAGAACCTTTTCAAAATACAATAATTGGTTATCAATCATTATATGAGGGTGATATTAACAAAAATAACGTAATTATCGGAACATCTGCTGCATATAAAGCAAATAATCCAATTAATTTTGAAAATAATGTTATGGTTGGAAGTAGTGTTGGGAAAAACAGTAATCTAGCAGTAAATAGTGTAGTTGTCGGACCAAATGCTATGGAAACCGGAACTGGTGGTGAGTCTAATATTATTATGGGTCGTCAAGCTGGTCAGGTTGTTGGTAATAATTTGGAATATTCTGCTATCCTACAAACAACTACTGCTGTTAATGATAATGAAATAATACTAGATTTGGAATTTGGGAGTGGTAGTTATTACTTTAAAAGTGGAGATACTATAAATATTGATTCTGGAACCCAAACATCTGGTAATTATACAGTTTCTCAGGTTGAATCATATAATAATAGTTTATATACTAAGTTGTATCTTACATCAGCTATGACTACTGTTTATAACAGCGGAAGTAATGTTTATGTAACTACAAAAACTTCTGCTAATATTGGTAAAGGTGATACAAGTAAGAGTAGTAGTAATACTATTATGGGTAATCAAAGTGCGCAGGGAAATACGACAGGTAGTAAAAATATTGCAATTGGGGATCAGGCAATGAAGAATAATAAAATTGGGAAATATAATAATGTATTGGGGACAAATGCGGGATATAATTTGATTTCAGACAACAATACCTGTTTTGGAACTCGCGCCGGTTATTCTTTGGATTCTTATGATACTGGACTGAAATTTACAGGAACGGATTATAAGTTTTATACTTCTAATAATAATATTGTCACCGATTCTGATGATTTCAATAATACTAATTTCGGAACTGTTATTGATATTTCAGGAACTAGTAGTAATGATGGAAGGTATAACGTTATATCTAGTAATGTAAGTAATATCAAATTAGAAGGGTTCCCTTCTATTAAACAAGATGGAATTCCAAAAATTATTAATAATGATAATTTCAAAATAGATAGTACTTCATTTAGCACAATAAACTGTTCTTATACAGGAAATTCAGATAATACACTAACATTTGGAAGGTTTACAATTACTGAAACATATTCGTGGGATGGAAACACATATTCATATGATATTAATGTAGTAGGATTTAGGATAAAAACTATTCACGGTAGTATTTTTGAAAAATCAATGCAAATGAAAATAAGTGGGAGCAAATTTAATGATGGTATCTATTTATTTACCAGCTATAGTATTGTTGGAATATACCATTATTACTATAGTTATAATAATATTGATATATTATATGAAGAGGTAAATGGATATGATGTAACTATAACTACTAATGAAATCAGACTTGCTGATATAAATTCTTATCTAATTGATTCTTCCGACGCTTTCCAAAAAATAATGCCTAATCAAATAGCCTATAATTTTTTCTCGGATAATAGAAAATTACTAAGATCTGATAAAGATAATAATCCATTACCAAAATATACTGACTCCAATTACAAAAAATCTCTTTTCGTAACAGATACATTATCTACAGAAGAGAATATTACTGATATTGTTTTTACAGAAGGTAAAGAATATAGTTCAGGCATCACAAATTCCTTTTATTTATTTACAATTGGTAATAATACAATATTTAATCCCACAACACAAACAATAACAATAAATGGTGTTACTTCAATTTCAATTACTGTGGGATATATTAAAATTACAGGAACTTCAAGTAATAATAATATACTTAAAATTAATTCTAAAACTACTATTTCTTCTAGTAAAATAGTAATTTTATATATAGATGATAATACACCATTAAATAGTGAAACTATTGATACTGGTTTTAATGTTGAACAAATAGAAATACGTGGTCTTATTGGAATAAATAATATTATTTCCAAAAATAATATTGTTAATTTATCTGTAACAGATAGCTCTTTATCACCTTATTTGTATGTTAATGGATCATATATAGTAAATATAGTTGATGAGTCTCAATTATCTTTACTAGATAGTATATATTTAAGTCAAATTTCAATTTCTAATCTAGTTATTAACAAAGAAGTATATAATATTTCTTCAAATGTTGGGGTTTTTCAAGGAGAATCTATATTTTTTCAGAAAACAACAATAACAGATGCTATGATACTAACCTTTGGCAATAAAACTATATCATCAGCAACAAATTTTAAATTCGTTGATATTGTTCCCCCTGTAATGATACATTTAAGTGGAGCAACAAATTCTGATAATGATAAATATTATTTAGTAATTAAGAATGAATATCCATATAATTTATTACATTTAAGCCCCCATTCAACATTAACAGGAGTAGGAACAGATTCAACTACTTTTACAATAAAAACTAATAGTATAAGTCATAGAGGACAAACAACTGATTTTAGTGATATTAGAAAAGATGAATTTTATACCATTTTTGGAGCAAAACAAAATCATTTGAATCAAATAAAAGTTGTAAATGATACATTAGCAGTTTCTAACGTTTCCGTATATTGTAATAATGATACGTCTGTAATTAATGATTATGATGCTTCTATTGGATTAGCTTTCATTAACAAAAATATGAATAATTCTGAGTTTAGATATCAAAATTATGGCTATTTTAACAGAATATCAGGAACTGATGGAGTTACGTTTTATAATTCGACTTCAATGGCAATTATTGTAACATCAGATAGTGACCAAATAGAATTATTAGATAAACTTCAAGATCATGATTACATATCTTTTACTAATAGTGTAAGTAATAATAAAACTTTTTTTATTAGAAAAATTATTAAATCTGCTGGACCTCCTTATACTTATTCTATAACATTAGATGGTAATACAGTAACTGATAGTCCTGGTTCACCTTCGGAAGAATCTAATGTAAATTTTTTGGTTAATGAATTTAGAACTGATAATGGGGATTATGGAACAAGTAATGTAGATTTATATAAATTACAAGAAACATTAGGTAATAATAGTAAATTCTTATCATTTAGTAGATTATTGTTCGATAGTATTTATCATACTAAAAAATCTTTAACTTTCGAAGTAGATAAAACAGTAGATAATTTATCAAATGTGTCAGTTTCTTTAATTGAGGAATGTCCTCAAAAATTAATCGGTGATGGTTATGGCGGCGGTAATATTTTTCCATATATAATAGAAATGGGACAACCTTCCGTCTCTGGTGGTTCAATTTATCGAAGACCAAAGGGAATATGTGAATATAGAAGCTTAGAAATTAAGTTCAGTAGTCATACTGGAAATCTTGAATTTCACTCTGCTAATAATACAATTAAGATTTCAAATACTAGCCCTATCATTACTGAAACTGGTATTACTTTTTATAGTATCGGAAATACATTTGATAAGCCAACAGATTTTGGATATTTAAAAAGGGGGCAGAGTATTCGATTTGAAGGAAATAATTCGTATGTCGGTTCTTTTAATAATGAACATATCAATTTTATGGTAGAAGAAATATCTCCTGATAAAACCTCAATTACTGTTAATAAAATCAGAGCAGTTGATTCAATGGTGACAGAAACTATAACTGGTAATGATTTTAAAAATGTTGTATTAAAAAGTAAAGAAATATATTCAGATGCTTTTAACTTTACATTTGATTCATCTAACTTTCGAATTAATAGTGATATAAGTATGTATATATATCACCGACCCGTAGCATTTTCTGGCACGGGTGTCTCCATAAGAAATCCTATTGAAATTAATATATCTCATATAGATACTTCTAATTGCACTTCTAATAATTTAATATTTGCTAATAATTATGTTGATTATAATAATGTTTATTATGCAAATAATAATCACACCATGATCATTAATAATTCTAATATATCAACAGATAGATTCACAAATATTTCATTCCAAAATACATATGCTAAGGGTGATTTCACATTTGATTCATCTGCAAATACTATAACCTGTAATAATCTGAAATTGGGAGATGCACAAACTGCAACAACTTTTGAAAATCTATTTGGACAAAGCCAATATGTATTAATTGAAAATACGAATGCGAACAAAAACAAAAGGTATTTAACACACCCAAGCACGGTTGGAACAGCTACTACTTTAACATTAGCTGATGGTGAAGGAACTGATTGGGTAGATGAAACTATTAATGATGCAACAATTATTACTAACACTATTAATTCAAATAGTAGTGCAAATGCTGATTTATCCAAATTTAAACCAGGACAAACTATTATAATAAGTAGTGCAGAAAATAACAACAATAACCGTAGCTTTCAAATAAGTAGTTCTAATATTACTACATCCACAAGTCTATTTATTGAACCGGGTGCCACGTCAAATGTGACAACTGAAAGTAGTAAATATTGCACTATAACAAAGTCTGTATTAATTGACGAAACTTCTAAGATTACCGGTTCAGCCAATATAGATTTTACCAATTCTAATAAAAAAATTACAGTGTCTAGCGGTGCAACAAAACTAAATAATTTTAGACCAGGACAAAGTATTAATGTTACCGGAACAACTAGTAATAACACAAATTTTACAATTGATGATGTAGTTCCAACAGACGATACTATTGTAATAACAACAGCACCAACAGATGAAACAGGAACTACAGCTACTATTGCTAAAAATGTGGAAATCCGAAAAATTGGGCAACCTATTTCAACAACTACAACAGGATCTTGGTATGGTGAATCAAACACCGTGAATTTCCATTATCAAGAAGCACAGGGTAATAATCTTATGCTGGGTTCCTTTGCAGGTCAATTTACAGGAAGCAAATCATTAGCTATTCATAATGTTCATATTGGAAGTAAGGTGGGTCAATGTAATCATGGTAGTGGTAATATTTTCTTAGGTAATGAAACCCAATTGGCAGAAGATGGAGATACAGGTTCCACTACTTATAATAACAAGTTTGCAATTTACAAAACTAACTTTGTAGGTGTTCCTAATGAACCCTTAATAGGTGGTGATTTTGGAAGTCAGAAGATCGGCATTGGAACTATTGTTCCGGATAGTTATTCTGGTTATAGTGGTATTGTTAATACTAAAACGAAATTAGTTGTTAATGGTAGTGCAATTGCTAAAAGTTATAGTCCATTTACAGGAACACATAAAGTCAGAATCAAAGATGATACTAAATTGGAACCTGGTAGTATTGTAGTAACAACAGGAATAAGTGAAAAGCAGGATTTATTAAACTCAATAGTAACAGTTGAATCTAGCACACTTCCTCGTCAAACTACTGTTTACGGTGTTTATAGTCATACTGAATACGTAAATGAAGGTAATAATACAAACTTATATATTCAAGACGAAAATGGTAATGTTATTGAAAATACTAGTATTGGAGGCAACAATAAACCAGTTCATTATTGTGCTAGTGTAGGAGAAGGTTGTATTTTAGTTTCAAATATTAATGGTAATGTTCTAAATGGTGATTATATTACAACTTCCAATATTGCTGGATACGGTATGAAACAAGACGATGATATTTTACATAGTTATACTGTGGCAAAATGCACTGAATCAGTGGATTGGTCTGATATATCACAACAAGTTAATAATTCAAATGGTTATGTGTCTTGTTTAGTAAGTTGTACATATCATTGTGGATAATTTACTATTAATAATTTACAATTTACTATTAATAATTTTATTTTTTATTTTTTTTGTTTAATATTATTAAATGAAGTATTTATTTATTGATATTAGAAAAAGTGATGAGGTTTATTCCAACCGTTTTGATAAATCTAGTCAATACGATGTGTATAATATTCCAATGAATATGATAAGATTTAATCGGGAAATGATTGTTAAGCATTTGGAATATATCGATGAAATATACGTTGTATGCCATTCTGCCGCTAGATCACAATTCATAAAAGACAAATATTTTTCGGAAGTTTCAAAGATTAAGGTTAATAAAAATTTACAATTTAAAAACTTAAAACATGGTTTAAATCAAGTAAAATTAAATGATGACGTTTTAGATATAAATATAGTAGGTTCGAACAGTTTTAATTTATATAATATGATGAGAATAATCCAGGTTGTTTTAGGAACTATTATATTATTGTTGGGTGGATATACATATTATAAAGTAATGAATAAAAATGTTAATAGAATACCATTGCTTGTTTTATTAGCATTTGGTTTAATGGCGTTATTTAATGGTTTAACATCAACTTGCACAATATCAATCATATTACGGGATTATTTAAATTAATTTCTCAGTTTTTTATTCTTAGTTTTTTATTTCTAGAATTCTAGCATTTGGTCAATTTGATTGCTCATAAATTCTTTTATTTCGGTGCTATAGCTCATTAAAAATATTTTGAATTCTTCATTAAAGCGGTCTTCCATTTTACCTTCATTATAATCTTCTATTAATTCACCAATTGCTTTTTTCTTTGATGGTCGAAATTTATCTTGGTTTTGTCGGAACCACTCTTCATATAAATTGTTTATTTTATCTCCTATGGCTTCACTTACTTTATCAAACTTCTTATAGATCCAACTTTTACCGTCAAATACTTTGACATATGGCTTATTTTTATTAGGTTGAAATATATTACGGTTTTCCTTTATATCGAAATGAAGTGTTTTCAGAATTTCCGGATATGATAAATAAGCCCTGTTGAGTATTCTAAACATTTCTTGACTATCGATAGCATCAAGGTTTTCAGAACCAAATGGGCGAATAGTTATATTATTAGTTATATTATTTTGAATATTATTATTTTGAATATTTATATTACCATTATTGATATTACCATTATTAATTAGTTCTTGTTTCACAATTTTATTATTTAGATTCTTTTTTATTATATCTATTTGATAATTTGGCATTCTTTTACATCTTAATTCATTTTTATGTCTGTATAGATTACTTTTATGTTTAAATTCTTTACAACAATATTTACAAAAATATATTTCATTATTACTAGAAATATTATCTGAATTATTATTTGAAATATTATTTAAAATATTATTAGAATTTGTATCAATAATTCCGGATATATTTTCGGATATATTTTCGGATATATTCGGATATATTTGGATATATTTGGATATACTTTCGGATATATTTTTGTCGACGTTGGTATTTTCTATATATTTACAGGGTGTTTTTCTTTTTTTATGTCTTAATAATAAATATGGATATTTAAATTCTTTAAAACAAATATCGCAGGAAATAGTCATATATTATATACAAATATAAAAATTCTTTAAATTCGACAAAACTCGACAAAATTCGACAAAATTCGACAAAATTCGACAAAAAATTCGACAAAAAAAATAAAAAACGGGTTGGTATAATTCATAAACGAGGCAGACTCGACAAAACGCAAAATATTTTGTCGAATTTTTTGTCGAAATTAGAGAGGGGGGAGCGAGCCATTTTTTTTAAAATGAAAAAAATTTTTCGCGTAATTAATTTATTTTACAACTCATTTTATTTTTTTATCAATTTTTTAATGTGTTTTTTATTTTATTATTATTTTATTATTATTTTTTCATTATTTTTATAAAAATTATAAAAAAATTATAAAAAAATTTAAATTAATTATAAAAATAATTAAATTTCAATAATTAAATCAATAATAATTATAAATCAATAATAATTATAAATTAATAATAATATTTGTGTTAATGATATCTATCTAATACCACTCGCAAACAATTTTCATACTGTTTTCTGAAAGTATTTTCAAATTGGACATAGCTAGCATTATCAAAGTGTGTTTTTATATCTCCATATAAAATATCACTAAACTTTTCGTAATGATGGTAAAAAGTATCGTCAATTAAGTAATTCAAATTACCTTCTAAGAAATTTATATTATTCCATTCTTGGTGTGTAAATAGTTCTTTATACCCATTTATTAAATGCGGCAAATAATCATTCTTAATATAATAATAAATAGTTTTATTGTCTATTTTCAAATCATGAGATGTTGTATATGTTAGTATTTTATTAAATAAAGTATCGTTTATTTCATCTAAAAAATTCATTATTATATGACTTAATAATATAAGGATTAATAGTAAATATTGATTATTTTATTCTTTTTACAATTTTATTTTCAATTTTTATTACCAAGTTATTATTTATTAAAAAAAATATTGTTAATTTATATAATAAAAGTTATGGATGAAGAAGAAAAAGATAAAGCTTTCATTGTTAGAGATAGTTCACAGGATGTTGATAAATTAACAATATATGGATTACAAACACCCATTGAAGAATTAAAAAAAAATTTTTATATTCGTCGTGCAGATGATAAGACAACGATGATAGAACAGTATTTGCAATTCTATAAAAATGTTACTGATACATTATTAAAAAATAAAGATTATACTAGTTATTTTAAAACTGGAGAAGGAGAAGGAGAAGCAGGAGATTCACGAGAAGAAATAAAAAAAAAATTAACGGCAGAATTCGGTAAATATAATGATAAAATCAAATTTGCGGATGATATTGAAATACCATTTTATAATTTGAATGCAACTTTGGGAAAAAAAGTCGCTGATATGGAAGCTGTTAAAAAATTATTCGATACTGAATTTGCTAAAATACCTATTGAATTAAAAGATTTTGTAGGTGAAATTATTGGTGGAAATATTCCAGAAGAAGTTGACGGAATTATTGGAGAAAAGGATGATACAAAAATAACAACCTTTTCTAAAGTTAATTTACCTGAAAATATTTGGAAAAGTTTAAATAATGATACAGACAGTTTAATTAATAGAACAAATAAAGCAGATGAATATTATCAAGGAGGAGGAGCAACTCAATATTTTTTGGATGAGAATAAAACTGTAATTGAAGGTTATTTAAAAAAATGTAGTGATATTGAAAGACTTTATGTTAGAAAACATATTGAATATTTATCATTGTATGTCTTTTTTAGAGAATTAGTTAAATGTAATTACGATTTGAATCTAGCTATCCAAGCTGTTACTAAATTAAAAGGTAGAAATGAAACTGGGGAACCAATATCAATTGGTATGATTGAGTCTGTTCATATTCCAAAAGATTTTATTACTAATATACAAACTTTATTAACAGAACAAGGTGTTGTATTAGATGAATTATCTACAAAAGTTTTACAAAATGAATTAGAATTTAAAGTTAAAGCAATTTTTTATAAAATTCTCAAAAGTATTGAAGCAGCAGCTGATGCAATAAAAACAAAATCAGAAAAAGCACCAGGAGAAGACGCAGGAGAAACAGGACCACCACCAAGACCACCACCAGGAGCACCACCAAGAACAGATGACGCAGGACAACCAGTAGTAGAAGAACAAAAAGGAGGAGGATATGATGAATTTAAAGAGTTAATCGAACAAAAGGGTTTAAATTTAAATTTAACTAATACAATTCAATTTATTAAAACACAAACTGATGAACAATTAACTGAATTAAAAAAAAGTGTAACAGACTTATTAGGTAAAACAGGTGATGAATTTGCAACTTCCGTAGAAACATTTTTAGAAACAAAACTTGGAAAAAATATACTAGAGGACTTAAGTAAAGAAGATACAAGTGACGGTCCAGAAGAATTAATTAATGCTAACGACCCATTACAAAAGAAAAAAAATGATATAATTCTACTTATTCGAGCAAAAAAAGAAGAATTAAAAAAATAAAGGAAAATGATGTAAATAAAGTTTTTTTCGACTTATTTGGAGAGGTAGAAAGTATGTATTACACTATTCAAAATATAGATGAAGGACAATTATCAAATTTTACTGGTGAAATTAATAAGGAAGCAAGCGGTATTTATACATTAGGGGAAAAATTTATGATATTTGATGCTGAATTAGATAAACTTTTAGAAAAGGTTAATAAGGTTACTAATGAAGAGACTGGACTGAATGAATTAAATACATTAGAAGGAAATGTAAAAGAATTAGAAATACCTGAACAAAAAATCGAATATGATACATCTGAAAATGAGAATGCTGTTTTTGCTGTAATTTCAGATTATATGGAACAAGTAGTAGGTGCTGCCCGAGTTATTGTGAAATATAGAGATGATATAATTGATGCTAATCAAGAGGCACTTACTGGTGCTGGGGATAAAATGGTGAAAAGACATGAAAATTCCACTAGATGTGTTGTTATGCCTAATAGAGGTTGTTCTGAATCAATATGTGATACTGATGAAAAAGCAATGGTTTATGGACCGTTCAAAAATGTTTTTAATGAAGAAGAAAATACGGATGTAATTTTCGAAAAAACATTTCTTGAAGGTGGTATTATTAAATCATTATTTGAGGGCAAATCCGCAGTTATTTTCGGTTTCGGTTTTTCAGGTTCTGGTAAAACTTACCAATTAGCCGCCAAAGGTAATAAAATGAGTATATTAGCCCAAACTATTAATGCCTTGTTAGCAAAAAAAAGAATTAATTCCGAGGGTAAACAAATAGGAAATGAACTTACCTATGAAGGCATAGTAACTGAAATGACACTTGATATTAAAGAATTATACCCTTATACTGACCTCTCAAAGGGTGTTAATAATGTTGAAAAGGCAAAAACTGTAAAATTTTACGGGGATAATAACGGTACTACAACAGAAAAAGAATATTTCGATAAATTTTTGAAAGGTAATAAATGGACTTCTGGAGTTGATGTTCAGCAATATATTAATAATATAATGGCAATTAATGAAAAGATTGAAAATGATAGAATTAACCATATGAGAATTACCCCAACTCCTAATAATCCCGAATCTTCAAGATCACACATTTTCTACAACTTCAAATTCACACTTGAAGGCGGAAATAAAGGTAGTTTTGTTATTGTTGATATGGCAGGTTCCGAAAACACCATCGAAATCCGCCGTGATTTCCTCCTCGGTGCTGCTTATAATGAATGGGATGAAAGAGATGTCGGTGAATTAGATAATAAAGTTATTAATTATTACAATTCATCCGACATGAATAACAAAAAAACCGGTATGGAAAAAATTATTAATTTAAACCGAACATTAGGTCTTTTATTAGGAGGTATAAAAAAATATTCTTATTATCTAAAATCAAATAAAACAAAAGAAGTATCTTATTTTCCTATTGTGGGTAAATTGTTTAAAAATGTTATAGATTTAACATTATTAGTTAATAAAAAAACAGGTGAAGATATAACTAAAAAAAATATCTCCTTAAAAAATGTTGACGAGAAATTATTGTATGGGATGTTTCGTTTATTTAATGATAAAATTACAAATTCTGTTCAAATAACGGATTTTAAACCTGAAGACCTAAATAAAAAAGGAACATATCAGGGAATAGAACTAAAAGAAAAAAATTATGAAACAATTATAAACAAAATAGTAAACATTTTTGGAAACTATTTTGATCCACACGAAATTTTAGGACTTGCACCTTATAATGATACCGATTATAAAATAAAAATAGGTAGTGGAGACCAACAAACAACTATTAAAGAAATAATCGATGGACTCATACTAGATGTTTTAAATAAAAAACAATATTTTGATATTGATTTAAATAAATTAAAAGGAACTGTTAAATCAAAAGGAACAGATGATGATGAATTAACTGAAAATATGTTTTTAAAAACAAGTGATGATATTTATTATAAAAATCCAATCCATATAATTATGGCTGTTTACATAAAATTAATTTTTAAATTAATAGAAGATGTGAAAAAAAATGCCTCAAATACAATAACTGATTTAAACGAAAGAAAAAAAAAATTTAGGGTTCTAAATAAAATTATAATATATATGTTTTCTTGTGTTATAACTAGATATATTAACGTAGTATGTAATCAAGGTGTGGGTATTGTGACTACATTAGAACATCTTAAATATTTCTTTTTATATAACACCGTAAACCATCAAATGCTTTACAAATATAACAAAAAACACAATGATAATGATAAGAAAAATAGGGCATTAACAGTTCCTGAGGGTGGTATTGCTGTCTCGAAAACATTTACTTTTGGGGAAGAAGGAGAGTTCCAAGAAACTGTTGAAAATGGTATGTTTCAACAATATAAAGTTTTAGAATTATTGACCCAATTTGCCACAAAAACTCCAGGAGCTAAACTTACAACAAAAGAATGGAATGGTGTTGAGGTTGAACCACTTATATCTGATTTAACGGAAATAAAAAAATCAGGTAGCGCAGGTAACGAAAGTAGCGAAGGTAGCAAACCAAGTTTCAGAATAGTTAATTTACCTCATCCAAAAGGCAATAAATATATTATGTTAACAGCCATTAGAAGAGGGGAGAAAGCACATATGTTGTCACAAAACCCAACTGATGAATCAAAAACAAATAATAAAAAATATTGTGTGGCTACTAAAGCAACCTTAGAATTCGCTGAAAGTATCACTTCATTTCCAAAACCATGTCAAGGAATTGAAGATAAAACAAAATTGGGTGAATTAAAAGACGGTGTTTCAGTGTGTTCCGACCCTACCACAAAGGGAGGTGGTAAGGTTAGTCATAAAAACAAGCGTAATTTCAATATATCTAATAAACGTAGCAAACTAAACAAGAAATTTATCCAAAGAGGTGGCGATATAGACTACACAGAAGTTCTTGCTGGACAAATTGGAGATATTAAAACCCTAGAAAAATTTAAAAAATATTTCACTAGTGATCCTGATAAAGCAATAATTGAATCCGACCGAAACGATAAATTATTATTAATTCTCAAAAAGGCTGATTCAAAAATAGAAGCTAAACCTGATACGACAAAAGAGGAAAAAGAAAAAGTTAGAAGAGATTTTGTAACGAAGTTAATCGAAAAGGCAAACGATGGCACATTATTTAAAAAACTAGAACAAGAAGGTGACGACCTTGTAAGCAAAGATGCAGTCGTAAGTGACAACAATGCTAAATTTATTATGAGAAAGGGGTCAACTGTAAAAAATTATTTTGACCAGGTCTTAGACAAGATTTTCCAAAAAATAGAACAAAAAGGTGAAATAGGGAAAGGTCTTGAAACCTCCACAACTCTAACTGAATTAAATTACAAACCATCTGGAAACTTAACTAATTTACAACAATTACAGGGTTTATTAAACCATAACAAACTTAAACTTCAAAAAGGAGGAAACTGGATAAGCACTAAGGTTGGTCCAGATTTCAACAAATCCTATTTTAATAGTTCTATAACCGAAACTAACATATTAACAGAGAAAGATAAAATCCAGCTAAGATTAGACAAATGCCAAGATTTAGAAGTCTTATATGCTGTTAAGCATTTTGAAGTATTTGAAATTACTAAACCTATAATATACTTCCTTGATACATTAGCAAAAAATATTATCTTATATGCTTATATTCTTAGTTTATATGGAGATGCAGAAAAGATTGGGGAAATTAAATTTGATAAACAAGTGGTTAATATTAAAGCTTTAAAACCATTTATCACACAATTCACAAAACTTGTTGATGAACAAAAACAAATACAAGAAGTTATTGGCACCATTACGCCAGGACTAAGTGTTGTCGTTGACGTTTCTGATAAAACACAAGAAGAAAAAAAAGCAATGGATATGAGAAAAACAGGTGGTAATAGAAAGAATAGTAAGAAGCGTAGACGTAAGCTTACAAGAAAGGGTAATAAACAGAGAAATTCCGCTAAAAATAGATACAATAAAGTTAGAAAGGTAAGAAAAAATGTTCGTAAAACAAAACGTAATTAAAACGTAATTAAAACGTAATTAAAACATAATTAAAACATAATATAAATTCTACTAATTTTTAAATTTTTATTAAAATTGATTTTAATTATTTAATATAATATTTAATATAAGATATAATATAATTAATTATACTTAAATTACAGCTTAATTAAGACACATTTACATAATGTCGCCAATTAATACTCAACAACAATATTCAGAATCTCAAATTAACGAGATTTTTCAATTCTTTCATTATATTTTCACAGACCATCACGGGATTATTGGTAGAACCTGTCAGGATTTTGATTCGGCTCTAACATATTTGGTTAATTCCGGTCCGGAAAAATTTTATGAACATTATTGTAATTATAAAGCATATTATCAATATAGAGCAAATGAACCCAACCAAAATTCACCAAAGGAAGATATTTTCTGGATTCCAGGAAATACCGAAGCCGAAATAAAAACCAATATTAACCATATTTACAGACAAGTAAATTCCAACGAACAAGTTTTTAGAGATGGTATGATGGTTCCTGATGATAGACCCAAAACTTTAAAACTCGCACTCAACATTTGGCTTTATGTCTTCCATTAACCATATTATTAAATCCATTATTAACTAGAATATTATTTTAATTTACAAATTTATATTTTTTATATTACAATTTTAAAAAATAAAAATAAAAATAAAAACAATTTAATCTCTAAGGGTATTACAGCAATTTAAAAAATCCGGGTTGATGTCAAATCTATTATGACGACCATGTAAAATTGTGCTACGTTTTGTTTGATTATGGAATAGTCTCTGACAAGGCCAATCACGGCAATAATTATCATTGCTAAATTTGTAATGAACTGGTGCATTTTTTTCAATATCTGCTTTTGGTAAATTGGGACACACCTCAAATTTCTTAAAATCTTGTGAAGGGAGACATTTTAAAGACATTTTATTGGTTCTTCTATCATAAACTGGAAAGAAATCAGCATGACAGGCTAATCTACTTTCTGCTGGTGTTACTGTATGGGGATTAACCTTATAATTATCATAATAACAAGCATCGTGAAAATAGTTAATTCTCTTTAATTCACTATCGACATCAATATTTCTAGAATATCCTGCTTGTAAATCAGCCCCTGCACTTGCTAGATTACGGACATTGAATACTTCTTCACAACCAGTGACATCATTTAACAAAACAGGTTGATTATCCAACATATGTTTTTCTATATTGGCATTTTGTTTTCCTCTTTTATCTTGACAAATCATTAAAGGTGGCATATTATTGACACTTTCTTCAGAATAAAATTTGTGTAATTCTGTTGGTTCATTGATACCTTGTAAGCATTCACTTATCATTATTATATTTATACTAGATATTAATGAGAAAAACAATACTAAAAAAATACTAAAAAAATATAAATAAATATTAGATATCTGAGATGTTAGAACCTAATAATATCTCTAAATTAGAATCAAAAATACAGCAATCTAAATGTATTAATTCCGATAATAGTCTTAACTATAAAGAGGCATTTTATCATATTGCGTCCCCTAAATTTTTCAGTAATATTACAATTTATGCCACAATCTTTGCATATTTAACAAATGCCAGATATCTATTTTACATCTTATTTCCACTTTTAGTATGTAATGCAGTAATGGGAACATATATGATAATTTTTAATTGGAAAAATGTAGGAAATAGTTTAATAAAGCGGATATGTAGAATAAAAGGATTTATAGAACCGGTAGAATTTGATAATTTATATCAAAAATATCAAAGTAAAATATCATTAATCAGATTTATTTGTATATTATATCATTGGCTACCAGTAATAATTCTTTATTTTACTAATATACTAGATTATCAATCGCAAGAACATTTTCCCACTATTATGGGTTGTTGGTTATTATCAATGATTATAGGATGTTTTTATTTAGTTCTTGCTCCTCAAAAACAATACGGTAATTTGGATCCCACTACTTATATTATAACATATCCAATAATTCTATTAATTATAATACATCATCTATATGCGCAAAAAGCATTTTAATTTAAAATTATTTAATTCACTTTTTTACTCTTTTTGGCTGATACTTTACTCTTTTTACTTGATACCTTACTCTTTTTACTTGATACTTTACTCTTTTTACTCGATACCTTACTCTTTTTACTTGATACTTTACTCTTTTTGGCTGATTTAATAGTAGTATTATCATATGGTAATTCTTTTAGGAAATTAAAACCGTATGCGTATCCCAATTTATGAAAAAATACTTTCCTGTCTTTTTTTAAATCAATATCATATATAGTCTCAGTAATTTTGTAATTAGAAATAAATGATTCTAGTTCCTCCTTACTCATTTTTTTATTATATACACTTATTGTGTAGTTAATCATAATTTGAATCATTTTCTTTCTAGTCATATCAGGATTATAATAAAAATCAATGTCTATTTTATCAGGTATATAAGGAACACGCATTTTTCTATTTAGAAGATTACCTGTTTTTATAATATCCAATAATGATTTTGGTCTAAATCTATATGCTCTTTTTACTAATTCAAATGGAAGAATTATAGTTTTTAAACCAAAATAGTAATAATAGTATTTAGGGTCCATAGCCATTTCCTCAAAGTTAGAACATCCCATTACATTTGCTATTTTATCCTTGAATTGAGTTATGTATGGTTCATACAAAATAGTATTTTTCATAGTTAAGTCTATATATGGTTGATATTCAGGTCCGTTTATGTCAAAAAAGGCATTGTATTTTTTCAAAAAATTAGAGTTTGGTTTTGGTGAATATATAATCATTCCATCTAAATCATTAAATTTTCTTACTCCGTAACAAAATAAAACAAAACTGCTAGACAATACAAACCTTTCTTGTTCAAGTAAATCAAAATTATAACATAATACTTTTTTGAAACTATTCAGCTGATTACAAATTTTGTTATCGGTATTATTTACAATCGAATACACATTTGCAGCTTTTAATACTTGTAAACTATTACTATTTAGAAATAATCCACTATTATCAATTGTTTCTGAATAAAAATCGTTTATGTGTAAAATATCATATATTCGTTTGTCATCAGTTAACAACATATTTCTAACTTCATCTTTAAAATATGCATTTGAACCAGTAATATCTTCTTGATTACCATCATATTCGTAAAACAATACCAACACTTTTTTTTTATAAAATTTATATTTTTTATCCCAACCTTTTGATTCAGTATTAAAATAAACGTGTTTTATATTTTTATTTCGATTAGTTGTTAAATACATATTAAATATTAAATTTGCACCTTGTTGATAATTTAGCTCTATAATTTTACTGTAATAAATAGTTCCTTTACTCCGTAGTTTTTTAATAACTCTATTAAAATTCGTGTTCTTTTTATACCACTCACTAGTAGGCCAGAATACGATAGTTTTCATATTTGGTCTACATTTAATGTAGTTCAATAATATTTCTTCTACATAAGGATTACTATTATTATTTAAATAATTATTTGATAATGGTTTTCCTGATAATTTTTTGGCAAAAGGTAGTAATTTTTTGTATCTATTGTTTTGATAAGTTTTATATAATTCATTCATAGGAGTATAATAATCGAATTTTGCAATATATCTTTTCAATAACTTAATATTATCAGTCCCATACCATTCCGGATATTCCATATGTGATAACCCAATCATATAATCTGAAACACCCTTAGTTATGAATTCTAACTTTTTGGTATTTGTTTTTTTGGTATTTATTTTTTTAATTACATTTGCATAATCTAAATAATTTGTGTGATTCAATATTTGATATTTTGTTTTTTGTAATAAGATATCATAATTTTTTTGGTCATTAGTAAAATCTGATATAATCATATTATGATCACTATAATTTGAAATAATTTCCTGTTCTCCTAAAAACGGTATATTTACATTTTTGATTAAAATATAGTCTTTTTTAATCTTATTTCTATTAAAATATTTTTTTTTTGATGATGGAATATTAAAAAAAAAATCTGCTATTGGTAATAAATCTGGATTATTTAAATCATTATTTAAATCTCCTCCTAATATAACACCTTTTATATTTCTATTTATCAATTCCTTTTGGATGGTATTTACCAATGTGTTTGCTTGTAATTTAATTAAATTATCAGTATCATAATATTTCATCAATTTTTGTGCATTAATTCTTCCATTATGTAACTCTAAGTGGGTGCAGGCAACTAGAATTTTTTCATTATCAACATTAATTTCTGATATAATAACGTTTCGATTACCGGGTAATAAAACAGTAATACTATTAACCAAAGGTAATTTACTAAATATTGCATTACCTAAATAATAATAACAATTGTTGTCAAGTTTAAAAAAATTTTGTTGTTCCATAGTATTAGAAATAATATGATATTTATACCCTTTTTGTTCCATTTTTTCTATCAAATTATCAAAATTCAGTTTATTCAAATCCTTTCTTAAATTAATATCATTTTCCAATACTTCTTTACTTATTGGTTTTATTTCTTGTAAAAAAACTACATCAGCTTTCGCTTTACTAATTATATTGACAATTGGGTCTATATTTCTAGCAGGATTTATGTGTGAGCATAAATTGACAAAATTATGAACATTATAGGTGGCTGCTCTAAATGTTTTTGGGTATTTTTTATATATTACAATCGGATAATCACATTCTCCATCTTTTCTTTTTTTTTCATGTTTATGAACTTTTCTTATATTATCACTAAAATAATCACAATATCCTTCGTATCCATATTCTTTTAATTTGGTTTTTGTTGGAAACATATTGGTATTCTATTAATATTCCATTACATTTTTTTTAATATTTATATTTTTTATTAATCTAGTGTATTATCCCCAATTAATTGAATCCATTATCTTCACAAAAATATCGTATTATAATGTAAGTATAGATGAGTTCTAAAACAAGAAAAATTACAAACAAAAAACAAAACACAACAAAAAAAGAATTAATACCTTTAGCAAAACCGAATAAAAATATGGATGGATGGGCGGATATGTATTCTATTTCAATAAATAAAATCAATAAAAATCCAACATATAAGAAAAAATTTGTAGAAAAATGTGTTCAACAAGGCGTAGAAAGATTGAAAGAACAACATATCGCTGGTTCTGACATAGATCCTGTCCGGAAAGTAGAGTTTAAAAATTACTGTAAATGTATTTTAAATAATTTATCTACAAAAACTATTAAAGAGGTTGTATCTAGTAAAAATATGAAGGAATTAGATGTGTGCGTTTCCAATTTACATCAAGAACAAAAAACTTACTTAACCACTCTACGTTCAAAGAGATTATCTAAAAATACTGTGAAAACTAATAAAAAAACCACCAATAAAGCCACTAAGAAAAATACTAATAAAACCACCAAGAAAGCCACTAAGAAAGCCACTAAGAAAGCCACTAAGAAAACCAAATAAAACAACACAACTCTTTACACCCTTGAAGATTTAAAATGAACGTTTTTTATTTATTTTTTAATATTAAATATGCCTAAACATCATAGTCAAGACTATAAAATTACAGCTGTTAAACACTACTTAAATAAAACAAAAAATTATACTAAAACTTGTAAGGAATTTAGTTGTTCAAGAATTAGTTTAATGAGATGGGTTAGAAAATATAAGAAAGATAAGACCATAAAAAGATATAATAGAAAACCTACTTCTTACAAAATTACTAAAAATCAAGTTGGTTATGCCCTAAAATTATTAGATAAAAATCAACAGATAACAATGAAAGAATTACATAAACAAGTTAAAAAGAAATATACAAAACTAAACATAACACCACAACATTTAGGGCAGATTATAAAAGATAACAATAAAACTAGGAAAAGAACAAGACATCAACATTTTCCTAAAACAAGATATAACAAACCAATCAATAAACAAAAAGAACTTAAAAAGTTTTACCAAGAAATTGATAAATATAAAATAGATAAAATAATATCATTAGATGAAACCTCTATTAGACCTTCTATGATACCTGAATATAGTAGATGTGATATAGGTGAAAGATGTGTTTATAAAACTAATGATAGTTATATATTTAGAAGTTTTACTCTATTAATGGCTATTAATAATAAAGGTTGTGTAGGATATACACTATATGAAAAAGGTGGTATGACAAAGGAAAGATTAAAAGAGTTTATTGATAAATTTATTAAAGGTAAATATAAGAATAACTTATTAATTTTAGATAATGCTGGAAGTCATAATAATAATCTGATTAAGGACACTATAAAAGATACTGGTAATAATTATTTATTTAGTATTCCATATACACCTAATACAAATGGAACAATTGAAGCATCATTTAATCAAGTAAAACATTATATGAAGTTAAATAAGAAAGTGCTTAAATTTAATGAATTGAAGAAAGAAGTTAAAAAAGCAATTGAAAATATTAAACCTAATAATTATAAAAACTATTTTAATTATTTTTATAAGAATAAAACTATTAGAAAATACACTAAAAAGGATTCAACTAGGAAGAAGAAACTTAAAAATTATAAAATTGATAAGTAAAAAGAAATTTAAAATATATATTAGAATTATTATAAAAAACACAATAAATATGAGATTAAAAAGTGAATTGTATAAGAAAGAACAGGAAGAAATCTGTGATAAAGTAATAAATATATTAAAATTGGATAAAAAAAAAGGTATTACATTATATGATTTAGATAATGATACAACTAAACAGAAGGAATTAGAAAAGTTAATACCAGAAATTAGAAAATATTTTGCTTTTGGTGGAATGATAGGAGTATCAGAACCAAAAAAAACTCAAAGACCGTTTATGTCTATAATTAGAAATGTAAGTAAAGTAAAATATAATATGATAACTACAAATTGTTATTTAAGATTGAACAAAGATACTCGCAAAAAAACAATGAGATATTATTTTGTTAAAAAGTAATTTATTTATCAATTTTCCTTATTTCTATTTCATGTGGTGCATCAATATCTATTTTTAAAATAGTGTTCCAAATTTGTTTTATTATATTAATATTAGTATTATTATTTATGTATGATAAATTAATATTATTTAATTTTATAATTAATCTTCCATGATGTATATATAAATATTTTATTCCTTTTAAGAAATCACAGTCAATAATTTTATCAATTAATTTGTCCTCAATCATATTTATACTATATGAGAAATCATTATTATATTTTTTAATTAAAGATATAAATTCTGATTTTTTTTTCTGTAATAATAATGTCATTAATTCTGCTTTTTCTTCAGAAAAACATGCATATGCATCAGATGGATTTCCAACTATAGATTCACAAGAAAATAATTCCTCTCTTATTCTCTTTTCGTCTCCTTTTTCACACCAATGACAAAAACCATATACACCATCTGACCAATATTGTGTTCCAGTATCATTACAATGATCACATATAGGATTATCATAATTATATCTCTCCACTTTTTTATTTTTACCATATAATGGAAAACATAGTGTTTCTTTATTTATTGGATAACTTTTTATTTGTTCATATATTTGTTGTCTTTTCATAATTAAATTAATAAATTCTTGTTTCATAATTGATTCATCACCTTCATAATATTCATTTCCTGCTATTAATGTAAATTTACCATTAAATATTTCTTTTATTTTTCTTTCTGTTTTATGTGGTTCATCACATTCAGCAATATGAAGATATCGTGTTCCTTTTTTATATCCATTTTTTACTCTATCTAAAGTTGTTTTTTTCGAACAACCTATTTTATATCTTTTTGTTCCTACTAATTCTGCTGGTTGAACTAAGTAAATGATACCTGGCATAATAATTTTATTTGTTATTATATGATTGAATTTATGTTAGATATATAATATTTTAATTAATCAATTTTATTTTTAACTTAAAGATTATTTATTTTAATTATTTAAGTGTGCGTTTAATTAGTCTAATAAAAAGATAAATATTTATCAATATGACAGTAATACTTAAGAAGAAACCACCTGATAAACCCTTGGACACATACAAGGCTATCAAGATTCCATTGAAACATATTCTCAAAAATTATGATATTAACCAACCTAAGATTAATGATTTGGTTGTTATGGCTCACAAAATAGTTATTCATACATTGCAATTTATGAAATTATATTCATTGGATTATTATGATAAGAATAATAAACTACCCACTATAGATAAAACATTTATAAATTGTTGTATGAAAATAGTATGTAAAGAAAGTTCAACTGGAAGACCTGCCAAAAAAGAAATACAAGACCTAAAAGATACATTAACTAAGTTTTATGATAAACATTATAAACCAATTCAATTAGATGACTTACAATATACTCATATGAATACTATTTTAGATTATCTAACAATGGATATTTTAACTGTATATGAAACTAATATTAAACAACATTATATAGAATATATTGAAAGGTATGTTAATGTTATATGGAAGAAGAAATTTTTTACTGAAAAAATAAGAAAGATAAAGCAGAATAAAACCGAAAAAGATAATAGTGTAAATAAACTAAATAATCAACTGAGAAGAATTAAAAATGATTTGTTAAATGTAGAAAATACTAAATATAAATCTAAAGATTTTTATCACAAATGGATTAAAGAACAAAAGAAACTTGTTATACCAGTTAGAAAGTTTAAGAAAGATAATATCTATTATGATATTCAATGTAGTCCAATGGATTATTTACCCTGTATGATTTATATGATGAAACAAATAGAAAAGGAAGAAGTAAGTATGAATAACCCTTTTCCATTAAGAAGTGATATTATCCCTAAACATATTAGAATAGATACTACTACTTTGGTTCATAGTTTATTAACTAAGAAATATGGGAATAAATCAGATTACTTATTCAAAGGTAATTTGAAAAAGAATGAAGATAAAATTTGGGAATTCTTTTTTAGAGCTGAAATACAATGCTTTAATAAAAAGGATTATTCATTTCATCATATGATTGAAACTGATGGTATTAGTACTAGTATATTACTAATTAGAACAGATAATGTAGGTAAAAGAGTTAAACAAGCAAAAACGCAACCTAATGAAAAATACATTGATGAATTAAAAGATTATTCTGAATTTAAAAAAATGAAAGTTGTATCCGTTGACCCTGGAAAATGTGATTTGTTATATTGTGTGGATGGTGATACTAAAGATTGTAATAAATTTAGATATAGTCAAGACCAACGAAGAAAAGAATGTAAGATTAAAAAATATCATAAAATAATATTGAAAGAAAAGGAAACAAAGATTAAAAGAAAAACTATTATTGAATGGGAAACTCAATTATCGCTACATAATAGAAAAACATTAGACTTTAATAAATTTAAAAAATATATTAAGGAGAAGAATAAAATAAATAAAATAATATTAGATTTCTATTGTAAAGAAGTATTTAGAAAGTTAAAATTAAATGGTTATATCAATAGGAAAAGAAGCGAACAAAAACTATTAAATAGATTTGAAAGTAAATTTGGTTCTCCTGATAAAGTAATTATAGGATTCGGTGATTTTGAACAAAGAAAACATATGAAATTCAAAGAACCTATAAAAGGTAAAGGAATGAGAACCCTTTTTAGGAAATATGGTTATAAGACTTATTTAGTTGATGAATTTAGAACAAGTTGTAAATGTGCCAATTGTGGTAATGACTGTTGTAAATTTATGACTAGAGAAAGTCCAAAACCATACCGTAGTAATCTCCAATTAGTCCATGGTCTTCTCAAGTGTAAAACTTGCTTAGGATTTTGGAATAGAGATTGTAACGGAGCTGTAAATATTTGGAAAATAATAAAAAATACAATATTAGATAAGAGTAGACCTGGTTATTTACAGCGGTCTTGCACCTCGCAGTTGAACGATGTGAAGCAGAATGAAACACAGAGTAATTTGTCAGGTATAGTAAACGCTATACCAAAATCATAATTTACATAAGTCTGAAAAGACTAAACCTTGGAGATTTAATATGAATTTTTTAACTTAAAAAGTGTTCATTTTAAATCTTCAAGGGTGTAAAAATCGATATCGCAACAATCTTATTCATACAAAATTCATACAAAATTTATATAAAAAAATTGATTTTTTTTGCTTAATTTAATCAAAATATTAGTAATAAATAAACACATTTAAAGTAATTTATCATATTTAATTACATAAAATGAGCAATTCAATGCAAAATCAAGAAACAATTTACAAAGAAGATATTACTGTTAATTTGAATGCAGTTAAATATATCAAAGGAAAAAATTACTCTAATATGGATGTAATGAAAACAAAATACCCTGATGTTAGAATTAGGTTTAGTAAAACTACTAATATTTGCACAATCCAACTAACATCAACAGACCGTGATGTTTTGGATTCCGCAGTTGAAACTTTTAGCGAATTTGTTAATAAAGGATTGCATATTCACCAAACAAGAGCAGAATATAAAAGAGAAAAACAAATGAGAGATAAAATCAGAAAAGAGAGGTTGGCTAAGCAAAAAATTATTAACAACTTTAAAAAATTTAAAGAAGAACAGGAACTAGTTGAAAAAATTGCAAAAGGAGAAATCACCGCTTCCGAATCACCTCATCATAATGAAATGTTGAAGAGGAATATGTTTTATGGGCTTCCAATTGATGGTGAGGAGGATTAATTTACATTAATTCTAACACATTAAAATTCCATACACATTAATATATTTTCAACTTAAGTTTACTAAAATTAACAATTAACAATTTTTTTTCAAACTTTTCTTTTTTCTAACTAAAATAGTTTTCTTAGTTTTAAAATTATCTGGATCGCTTTTACTTTTCGGATTTTCCCTTTTAATTCTCTTTTTACATAAATTATAATATGTTTCGTGATATACATCACCAAATCCTCTCATTTGAGCATCTTCCCAATTTTTTTCTAATTCTTTTAGGGAAGTGCTATAAATAATTTTTCCATACCAATAAGATGCGTGCATCTGGCGTATAATCCATCTATTCTCACTAATATGAAGGTCAACTCTAACAATCTGCTTCATACTTTTTATATCCATAAATTCATTATATTCAGAATATTCTTTGAAGATTTGAAAAAAATTTATTTTGGACAAGTTGGATAATTCCTTTAAACTAACTAGATGTTTATATAATTTATGTATTTTTTGATTTGGATTTTCATTTTTCATTAAAAAACATAGTATATATAAAGATTTTGGATTATTTATATGAGTAGCAGTAACAATTTTAAACATATGGGTTGGGATATTTATTTGACTAGTCCCAAAGTTAGAATTTTTTTTTGCGGGGATGCTTCCAGTATAAACAGTTATATTTTTTAAGTTTTTGTTATTTTTCAAATTTTTACACCATATTTCTAATAAAACCCATATACCTGAATTGAAAACAATTTCTTGTGGGCAAATATTAGATAATAAATATGTTGATAAATATATTTTCTTGTTTGTTTTATGGTGAGCAGCGGGAACATTATGTCCATTACTACCCCCGTATTCCATATAATCTTGGAAATTTTTTATTGAGAGACGACATTCTTTTGGGATTGTTGTATCTACTTTCCAAGGATTTATGAAATCTGGATCATTTTTATCAAAGGATTCCTCTGATTTTCCTGTTTTACTATTTATATTTTCTACAGTAAGAAGTGGCCATTTGTGTGTGCAACTGTAGTATATATCGAATTCCTGCCTTTTTATTATTTTCAAATTACTTTCTCCTTTGAAGGCATTTCTTAATTTTTCCATTAATCGTCTTTATTTTGTGGAAGAAAATATAAATTCAAATGACCCGCATAACAAATAATTTGGTTAAATCCTCTAAGTAATAAAATGTTAATTGTATTATTCAGTTATTTAATTAAAAAATCAAATTAAAAATCAAATTAAAAATCAAATTATTTTTTACCAGTTTTTTTACTATGTTTTGCTTTCATATCATATTTTCCTGCTTTAACACTCTTCATAACTGATTTAATAAATTTGTCTCGGTTAGCTTCCATAGCTTTCTCTAATGTTTTTCTTTCGGTATTACAATGTTTTTTTTGACAATCTAATAAGGGTTTTTGTAATTTTTTCTTCTCGATTTGATGTTTTTTACCAAATTTTATTAACTCTTTAAAATAGTCGTTTAAAAATTTATCTCTCTTCGATTTTGGTTCCATTTTTTTAGAATCATATTTGTGTTTTTTTTCTAATTTACGAACTATTTTTTTTGATTCAGCTTCCATTTCTTTGGTATTTTTTTCAAGTGATTTATCCATAACTATCATTAATTCATCAAATCTGTCTTTACAGTTTCTTTGAGAACATCTTTTAAAATCATCATATTTTTTGCGAGAAACTTTTCTGGCATGACTTTCAGTTAGTTTATACATTTGAAAGAATTTAGTCTTCTTAATATTGTTCTTACCACTAACCTTATTAGTCTTTTTAGAAACGCGGGATTTAGATTTTGAACGTCTTGAAACTTTAGCAACCATTTTTTAATAATATGTTAGATAATTATTAATATTTAATTAATACAAAATGTTTATAAAATTTCTTGAAAAATCATTGATATTTATATCCAATTACACTTCCTATTAATCCAGCACTCGCACCAGTTGCTAAACCACCAACTTTAAATCCTGGTATTAATCCAAGTGGACCAAACATTGCAAAACCGAGTCCTCCTCCTAAAACAATGGGTAAATATTTAAGTTGAAGTCTAGAAGCCTCTTTTAGTTCAATTTCGGCTTTTTCAATATGATTTTCTGCATATATTAAGTTATTTGCAATACTATCAAATTTTTCATCTTGTCTTTCTACCACACTTATTATATTAGTCTGGATTTCTTGAATATCCCTCAAATTTTGCAACAATTTTTCTTTCTCTATTATTTCAATATCCTTATTAGTATCAACATTAGAATCAACATTAGCATCAACATTAGCATAAACATTAGCATAAACATTAGAATCAACATATTCCAAAGTATTCTTATTGAGAAGAATTTGTAAATTTGCCATATTTGCAAATATATAATATAGTTAGATAAAAAATAAAAAAAATGTAATTATCACATCGCCCATTTTTCTATAAATTAAGCTTGAAATCGCTTTTTGAGTATTTTTTTGGTCCATATACTAAAATACTCATATTTTGTAATTTAAATGTATTGATGTAATAATCTTTCAATTTTTGTGGGGTTATAGATATTTGTTTAGTTTCTTTTCCAAACAATGTATCAACCGCATATGACATTGACTTTTTAGTCATTTTAGATGTGCTTAGTTTACTATAATGTTTTTTTTGTGTTTTAGCCCTTTTTAATTTTTTTTCAGTCATTATTTTATTTTTTAATTTGGATAATTGTTCAATTATAATATTAATAGTTTTTTGAACATCTCCCTTTTTACTAGATGTATTGCTTCTGAAACATATTAATCCAACATTTTTATAGTCATAAACATCTATTTTAGTAGAATATGATAAACCCTCTTTATCTCTCACCTGATCAAATAATTTAGAACTCATTCCGGTTGCCAATAAATATACCACTAAATTTTGAAATGTTTCGGTTTTACAATTAATAGGACACCCATTAAAGCAAATACGGATATAAGTTTGATTTAATTTAGTATTAACCACGGATTTAAAATTTCCATTTTTCCAAATAATATTCTTTCTAATAATTGAGGGGTTTAATTCTGCTGCAACCTTCTTATTATATTCTCTAAATATTTGTAATTGTGAATCTAGCTGTTTAGCCTCAATATCAAAATTTCTGTAATGTTGTAATATGTTCCCACTAAATAGATCTTCAACCAGCTCTTGTAATTTATCAGCATTTTTTATATTTCCATACACTAAAAGCAAAATATTACTAGGTTTATAATTAGCTAGAATAAAGGCAAGTATATCAGTCTTAGTAATATTACTTATAGTATCGGGTGACCCAATACCTATTTTATAATATGGTGTTTTTTTCAAATGTTGACTGATAATATGTTTATTACAAAAAACGTCTGGTTTGTCATACTTTGATAGCATTTCATGGACAACAATACTCTTTTCATTTTCAATATCCTCATCAGTAATTTCACTATTTTTTAACATATCTGCAAACACCGAAATTGCTTTGTCGGCTTTATTAGATGCAATTTTAACATAATATTGAGTGGTATTAAATGATGTGGAACCGTTAATCTTGGCTCCGTATTTTTCCAATTGATATGTTAGTTTAGTTTGACTAGGTTTATTTGTTGTTCCATTGAATAACATATGTTCAACAAAATGAGCCAATCCACTTTTATTTTCAGGTTCATTTATACTACCTGCTTTAATAGCTAAATTCACGACAACTGATTTTTTACCAGGATGATTTATAAATTTGTATTTTAACCCATTATCTAGTTTATCTTGTATATGAGTAATTTCATTATTAGGAAATTTGATTTTTTGCTGTGTTTTTGATTTTTTTTTATTTATTTTTTTTGATTTTGATTTTTTTAAATGTGGCAGTAAAGAATACATTCTCTACTATTTTAATAGAAAATTAAAATTGATTTTTCCAATTTAAAAAAATTAATAAAAGTATTTAAAAATTATTTAAAAAATAATATTAAATTATATAAAATGTCTAAGGTAAAAGATAGTGATAAATCTAGTAAGTCTACAGCAAGTAAGTCTACAG